ACAAAAACTCTGCCAGTTGTTAGATGGTTTTGTAATTGTTACTGTAGTTGCCATTTAAAAAATGCCAGGAATAATTTGTCCAGTTATTATGTATGAACCAAGGGCAGCCACAAAACCTAGCATAGCTAGTTGACCGTTTACACGCTCAGCGTTATCAAAATAGTCTGATTCGATTACCTGTACTTGTGGTTCAGTAGCGAATCTGTTTTGTCTGTTGCCTGGTTCAGTTGTAGTTGTCATTAATAGATAAGAATAAAAGTACATTGGGCCGAGGACGATCTTTCGGGTCAGCCGCTTTAACTCATGCTCTATATTTATCTAAACCTTGTATTAATAATTGTTTTCTAAGGTCATCAGGTACACCTTTTAAGGAACCGCCTTGTGAATCATACTCTTTTGTACCCTGTGTAAAGGGTTTTAGATGATCTCTTAGGTTTCTAGAATCTGCTAAGTCAGGATGTGGTTGATTCCTATCATACTTTTCTCGATGTTGTTCATATTCAATTCTTTCTATACCTTGTTCATCAGTTTCAGGTATGTATTTACCATCCTTTGTAGGATATAACCATGATCCATCAGGTAACTGTACACCACCTGAATAATCTGCCCAGTTACTAGATGTATCTTCCCAAGGACCATGCGCTATCTGCATTTCATTATTCTGTCCTTGGGCTTGACGCCAAACATCATCACCTATTCTATAAAGAGGCTTACCATGTTTATCTAATTTATTTCTATTTTGCCAAGCAGGTGTATTACCTATTCTATCGGCATGATGTAATGTACCTAGTGTAGCTACTTTCTTATCAGCAGCTTCAAGGATTTCATCAGTCTTAACACTGTTCTGAGCTTTCTTAAATTCATCATGAGATAAACCATAAGTACTTCTCATTATTAATACCCCCTAATTTTCATTGGGTTTTTCTTTTTCTTTGCTGCTTTCTTTGCAGCTGCCTTACCCTTCTTTGTGTATGGGTAATGCTTTCCATTTACAACAGGCATGATTAGAATGAAACGTCTGAACGTTCTAGTTTTTGTATTACTTCCTGTCGATATGCTGGATCGTTATCATAACGTGGATCACTCATAGCAGCTACTAATTGAGCTTGGCTTTTGTATCCATTGTCTTGATTCTTAGGTGCTGTACCTGTTAACATTTGTCCATCATATCCAACAGTATCATTATATCTATATGCAAGAGAGCGTACTGCAAAGAAGGCAGCTAGGGGATCACCACGTTCCATGACAGCATCAAACATATCTACCTCTTGTTTATTCAGAGACTTGTTCGCCCATTGCATCATGTTCTTATAATTACCTTCTCCACCTACAATACCATGTAGTTGATCAATATCCTGCTTAGAAAAATCTCTGTTAGTTGGTTGTCCTTGATTCTCTTGTCTATATTTAAGATGCATATTAGCAAGATCTGTTGGATCCATCTTGCTTAATTTTTCTAAGGTTTCTTTTTTATATTCTTCTCCAGTATTAGCTTCTTCCCAAAGTTCATCTAAAATGGTCGCTTCAGTTTTATCTTCTTCAGGTTTTTCCGCTTCTGGTTCAGATACTTCCTCAGTTGTTTCAGTTTTTTCTTTAGATTCACTTCCTAATTTTTTCTCTAATTCAACATATGCTTTTTCTAATTCTTGAGCATCTTTATATTTACCAGCAAGTAAAGATTCTTGCTGACTTTCTAGTTCTTCTCCAACTTGTAGGGAATCTTGCTCATCAGTAGATAATGTTTCTTCTGTGGTTACTGTATCAGTACCAGCATCATATGTAAGTGTTTCTGCCATTATAATTCAGGTGGTTGTGTTTCTCCTTCAGGAGCTAAATTTGCAGCTAATGCAGGATTTTTAGATGGATCATTTATAGGTGCAGATGCCATTTGACCTTGCTGCTTAACTTGTTCCATCTGCATTGCTTGTTCTTGAGCTTGCTGTTGTTCTTGTTGTAACTCTTCCATGCTCTTAACAAGATTAAGTACATCAATACCTTGAGCAGCAGCTAACCGCTTAATAACTTCATCAGGATTAATATATTGTTGGATAGCTTCTGGCCCCATTGTTTGTGCAATAGTTGTTAAGAAGTTACCTAATGCTTGTACATCTTGACCTCTACCAAGTGCATTAATACCTGCAACAATGATAGGCTTAACCATTCCTTTAGGAATACGTGGTATCTCTCCAGTCTTCTGGAATACACTAAGCTTTCTATTGAGATATGGTACTAGAAATTCAACTGTAAGTAATCCAAAGAGACCACCTAACTGTTGTTCTAATTCCAACTGAGTCATCTGTACTTCTTGAGCAGTAGTTCTTTCACTATCTCTTACACTAAGTATAAGGAAAGCTTCGTTTAATCTCTTCTCAAGAGTAGCCATTAACTGGTAAGCTGTCTGGAAATCAGCAGTCTTACCTACTTGTACTACACCTATATCATCTGGGCGTCCTTGAACGATTGCTCCATTGCCTGCCTGTGCCAATGTCTGAGGTTTTGTTGTGCTTGAAGGTGATACAGTAAAAACAACCTTAGCAGCTGCTGCAGACCCTTCTACGAGTGCCTGAGAGAGTGCTTCAAGTGATTTCAAATCTCCTATAAACTGACCAACCCTACCTCTACCATAAGCTTCACCGTCTACTGTATTAAATCGTAGTGGTAGCCATGGTGTTGAATCTACAGGGGCTTTACTTCTAGAGTCTGGGATGATATGACCGTAGATTTCTTGATGCCAAACGAATCTATTGTTGTCACGTGTGACATGAGTGTAGACATCTACCTCTTGAGTTTCATTTGATTCATCATCGCTGAGAGCTTTAGCTTCAGCTTCAGGTGGTAAAAATTTTTCGATTAATTTTTTATTGATACGTTCTCTTGTGACTATTTCAATCACTTGGCCGTTACCATCTCGTTCTAAAACAAATCGGTTAAGAGGGAATAGCTTTAGACCTACCTTACTCATAAAGATAAGGGCATTACCACCGACTACTAAATGCTGTAGTGCTTGGTGTATTACTACACGATCATCTGATGCAGCAATAGCATCTAGGATAGTGCGCTCTATCTTTGCAAAGGATAAGTCTAATTCTGATCTTACTTCAGGGGGAAACTCCTCACCTAACTGAGATTCATCTACCTGTAATTTAAAGAAGCTGGTTTGTGGAGGTACGAGGCTAAGTGATAGCTTAGAAGCTAAAGCCACAACCCCCTTTGCACCAACGCTTTGCCAAGGCGTACTCAGTTGTTTCATACCTTTCGCATGTTCCTCATGTCCACGGATAAGATATGGTAGTGTTAGTTTCCCTGCCTCTTCCGCTTCGGTTAGAAACTGGGAACGTTCGCTAGATAAATAATCGTAACGTTGTTTTGCTGTCATTGTTATACTAGTATTCCAGTATTAAGTTGAGCTGTATTATTATTACCACTTCCAGTACGGATTCTTAAATTAGAATATCTTTTCTTATCTCTAGTACCCTGAGAACCAGCAGCCGTGGTAGCAACTTGTTCTCTGGTTTGAGAACCTCCTGTTCTCGATTGTTGGTTTTGGTTAAGTCTAAGAAGTTGTCCTCCTTGTCTTTTCCCTGCTTCTTCTTTAAGTATATCAACAGGATCCCTACCGCCTGACATAATTTCTCCAGCTTTCTTTATTAAGTAAGGGGCTGCTAGAGCTCCTCCTATTTTAAGTGCCGTTGGGATACCAGCTATCTGCATATCATTGTTACCAGTATTCTGTACTTGATCTGTGAAAGGTATGTATGAACCTTGGGGAATATGTGGATTTTGATCTAGTGGTTTACCTGGATTATCTTTAAACCATTGACCAGCATCATGTCCATAAGTTTTATCTAGGTAATTCCATGTATCACCTTCATTGGTAAGTCCAGTTTGCGCTGTATTAAATGGTGATTTACCTGGTACATATGGACTACTAGGCTTTTGGTTTGGATTAGGTTTCTGCCTAGTATCTTTATCTGGTGGTGGTAAAGGATCTGCCATTGCTAATGGATCTTTACCACCTATCCAACTCCAAGGATTTTGACCAAGAGCACTATTAGTATTATAAGCAATACCATATTGAGAAGCCCAGTTACCTAGAGCTCGGTCATGAGTTGCGTTCATCTGATCTCTTAAAGCTCTATGTTTAGAACTTGCAGCATCACTTAAAGCGGCTCTTCTTTTCCATTCTGCATACTCTTCTTGAGTACCAGAAGTTCTACCACCTAAGTAATTACTTCTATAAGCATTTGCTTTCATGTAATCAGACCATGCAGCATCTTGTTTTTTCTTATGTGCTACTACTTCTGGAAGCTGCCAGGTATCTACAAATCCTCCATAACCTTGACCCCATAGAGCATCAGGTGTGATTCTCATAGAATTATTCAAAGTTCTAGCCATTATTCTCGCTCCACTCTATCATGATACCATTCAACTACGGCACGTTGTCCTGCTTTATACATAATACTTGCTAGCTCCTCTTTAGGATGTGGGTTTACCGGTGGAAATTTTTCCTCCATTTCTCTAAGGAGGGATTCAGGTGTTGGACCTAATAAAGGTTCAAGCGTATTGGGGTAGATTTTTGTTGTCATGTTCAAAAAAGGCTGGCATTCTGGCTGCTTTAGTGTCAGAAAACTCTGGGGCTTTGCCCTCATACATTAAGCGATCACTAGCATCTAGCCAAAATTTTTTGTCCAAATATTTATCGTAGGTATTTGTACCTAGAGGTTGAAGAACCCAGTTAATGGTGGCCTTCCTAAGTTTATCCAAAGAAGGAGAAGGAGAAAGACCCAACTCTGCACATACAAGAGAATTAGCTCCGACATGGATTTGTTCGTCTCTTGAGATATCTGCCGATACTGTGCGTAAAGCAGCACAGCCATTAAACCGAAAGAAAGGGAGTAGAACAAAGAATATAGCTCTTTCTGCGACAAGTGCTTTAGTAATGGTATGGTCGGGGTGAGAAATCCATGCATCTCTTAACTTTAACGCCTCCTCTTCTGACTGTGAATCGGCTCCATTAGCTTCTACTATGTAGCCCAAGGCAAGATCATGTTTAATCTCGTCTTGTACGTTCGATTCAAGGAGCTTCCTAGCAAGTGGTGGTACTTCTTTTTCAAGTCCTTCACGAATAAATTCTCCAACTGGCAGCTCCATATGACGTATTGCGAGCGCACGTTTGATGGCTTCTTCAGCACCTTCTTTTACCTCTCCTTTAGTGGGTTTAACTGGTGTCCAAGTTCTTTTACGTTCTAATAATTTTTGATAGGGATGTTTTCTCATTATTCTTGACAATCACAGGTTATTGGCTCGGATTCACCGAGAATATCCTGCAAGTAATCATCGACTTCGGCTTGATCTAATGCTGCATACGCATCACTCTTGTCCTGTACGTCCCCCATTACTTGCAAGGAATAGTAGAGGGAGGTCTGCGGTGATAGCAGCCACTCTTCCACGAATGTTTCATCGTATTCTACAACATCACTCCATGAGTTAAAGCTATAGCCGTGAAGAAGTCCCGTATTTTCTAATAATATCATTATCTGATCAGCAACTCTTTTATAATTATCCCAACCAACTTCTGAGGCAATTTCTACATCACCATATTCATATCTTTGTACTCCAAAAGTTCCACTATCTCTATCAACAGTACGAGCTATAGGTGGTGCTATCTCAGGAGTAGCTGTAAAGCCATCTAGATCCTCACTCTTATAAGAGCAAGAGGCAGTAGGAGCTATAGCGAAAGCTCTTACCATATTATTAGCTTTAGCTATATATGCAGCACCTTCTATAGCTTCTTTTAAATTCCAAACTATTTCATGTGCTTTGGCATCTGTTATACCTTGACCTTTATTTAATTGTTCTAAAGCTAACCCAAAGTCTTCATAAGTTAATCCGTTTCGTCTGAGGAAGTTGGATAAGCCAAGCATTCCGAGCCCAACTTGCCTATCTTGGTCCGAGGGTAGGTATTCTCCAGTCCCTCCAACACCTGTTCGGCCATGGAGATCGCACAGCTCGGACATACCTTGAGCGAAAGCCTTTTTGAGATCCCGTGGTGTACAAGCTGACATATTGATATGCTGGAGCAAGCATGTTCCTCGTGAGGGCAGGTAAACCTCAAGACAGACATTCCCCCAGATCCGTTGGCCTGACTGATTTGTTTTGATTTTATTGAGCCAAATATCTCCTGATCTGATTCCATATATTAAAGCCTCCTTAGTGTTTTTAGGTAAATCATCCCATAATTTTTGATTGATATCTACACATCGTTTTACCCATGGTAATTCAGATCTAGGTGTAGTGATAAATTCTACTATATCTTGATGGTTCGCATCCAAATGTATAACTATTGCACCATTCTTATAGACCCCGCCACGTCTGAGCGTTTCATTTAGTGCAGAATATATTCTTGCAAAGGATACAGGACCACTAGCGGTCAGTCCTTTACCATTCTCATGTCCTTTAGGACGTAACTTAGACAAGTGTATAGCACAACCTGCCCCATTTCTCAATGCATGTGATGCAAATCTCCAGCTTGCCTCAATGCCTTCTGGACCCTCCATGGAGTCCTCAACGACAAATACAGTACAGCTCACTGGAAGTCTAGATTCTGGGTTATCCAACCATGATTGGACCCGACCAGTGCGGGAAATAAGTTCAGCAGTCATTTAAAATAAATCTTCTAAAGTTGGTGGCTTGTAATTTGGTCCTTTAAGAACCTTTCCGTCTTCTCTATATATTGGATGTCCATCTTCTCCTAACTTAGACATATTACTTTTATGCACTCTATCTAAAGCTTCATCTAAGAACCAACCCATACTTTCTGCGTACTGGTAGCATACATATACTAAGTCAGCTAATTCTTTTAATGCATGTTCTTGATGATTCTTACCGTGCATGAATAAGAACCCTTCGGCTTCAAGAAATTCTTTAAACTCCTCAACAATCAGATTTTTCTGATATGATCTCTTGGAGCGATCCGTCCCGTTCTGTAGGTTGTACTTCGATCGGAATTCCTTCGCCTGATCGGATAAGAAGCTCTTCTTCATAGTGGAGTTCGTTTTCTAAATAGTGGATTGCTTTTTCTAAGTCTTGTATTTTACTATCTTTGTAACCTGCCCTGCAGATATACTTGATAGCATTGCCGAGGTGAAAGTTCAGTCCTTGTTCCCTAATAAAATCCCAAACATCGGTAGTCCCTCGTTGATAGTAGGATGGACCTTTGGCCATTTGTCAAGTAAATTGGTGAGTGAATTACCTAATACAAAGTTTTGTCTCTGTAAGGCTAAAAATAATGTAATAATATGTTCTTTATTTTCCTCATAAGTTTCTTTCAATTTATCTTCAATTACTCTCATTTTTAAGTCCTGTTCCACAGTTAACTGCGTAATCGGAGGAGGGGGACCATAATTTTGGTTCTTTTTTGTCGAAGTCATAATCATCTACTGTTAGTATTCTTGCAAGTCTAGCATTAGTAATTGCAGTAAGGGCTGTGTAACCCTTATCTACAAAAGCTTTTTTAACAGTTTTCCACGAGTAACCTTCTTTATCAAAGAGAGCTTCGGCTCTTTTAATTCCAATTCCAGGTACTCCAGGATATCCATCGGTTTGATCTCCTGCTAAAGTCTGGATTAAATGCCATTTAGCACCTTCCTCTTTACTGACTGTGAATTGTTCGTCAAGATTATATAATTTACCAGGTATCTGTTTCATATCCTTATCAGGAGAAACAATCATATTACCCGGATGTTTAGTAGAATAAATACCTAATGCGTCATCGGCTTCTAGTTGTGGCATTACAATGACTTCATATTTCTCACGTAATGCTTTGATAACTCGTTTATAACCACAAGGTTTCTTACGATTTCTATGTCCTTTATAATCTGGTAGAATCTTTTTTCTAAAATTTATACTATCAGAAAAGAATAATATTATATCAGAGAATGCCCCAAATTTGTCTCTAATTTTGGTAAGTTCTTTAGTTGTGGCTGATAATGCATCACTAAAGTTAGAAGTGACAAGAATAACATCGTCACCAAAGTCAACCTCAGTCTCCGCTGCAGCGCAGGACTTATATACAATGTAGTCCGCATCAATTAATAATTTCATAGGTGGGATTTGTCTAGTATCTCAGGATTAACACTGAGTAAATCATTTTTACTTGCTGTTACCATGTAATCTCCTTGACCATTCTGATGATTTGGGTTTAATCTCCACAATTGATCTCTAGAAAATTTCAACAAAGTAATTTCTTCAGGTTCTACAAGGGTTATAATAAACCATTCATCATCTTTTGTAATATGATTAATAATGAATTGACCATCTTGTTTTATACAAGAAAGTTTAGCTTGTGTTTTATTTGGAAAATCACCTTTATGATTCCCTACCCTACTTCGATCTCTTTTAATACCAAAGATTTCCTCATAGGATTCTTCATTAACTCTCCCTTTTGTTGCACTAGCTAACTTATGAAGAGCTTCATTTGTTGAACCATCAAAATGGTGTTGTCTTATTTCTGATTTTGCTTTTTGTAGCAGAAGATCAGTGAACTTCTGACCAATCATTTCCATGCTTTGATTCAGCAGCGATAGGACATCTAAGTTTATAATACTCTCCAGCTTGTACAGCTGTGAGTTCTAGTAAAAATTTTAAAGTATCTACTTCTTCTGGTTGTACTTCAAATTGTAATTCATCATGAATGAATGCAAGTTGTCTAGCAGTTTTTGGTAAATTCTCATTAGCTAATACCATCCACCGTTTTGCGATAACCGCTGCCGATCCTTGTAAAAGGTAGTTGAGTGACTTATGTTTGGAGTCCACAAGGATTCTACGTTTGTCAATCCCGAGGACATAACCCTTCTCACTAGCTTTGTGTACACCTTCCAAGAGTTCTTTAAGACCAGGAATGGCATCGACATATGCCTTGCGAATTTCCTTGCCCTTTGCTGCCGCCTTGTCCTTGGATAACTGTTTGTCATAGCTTACTCCGATTTTGGCATCGCCAGCTCCGTAGAGGAAGGCATAGGTAACTGTTTTGACTTGAGATCTAGTGATTCCAATTCTATCGGCATTTGTTTGGTGAATGTCTCCGTTGATAAGGATTTTCGCATAGCGTCCTCCATCAAATTTTGCAAGATAATGGGATAATATTCGTAACTCAATACCGCTAAGGTCAGCACCGCACATAACCATGTTAGGGGATGCTTTAAATAATTTCCTAAAGTTTTCATTTGAGGGTACTTGGGATAAATTTGGTTTTCGATGGGAACATCTAAATGTAGATGTTGCTACTGAACAATGGTGGTGTATCCTACTAGAGGTCGTAACAAGCTTCTGCCATGCGTTCACGCCTTCTGATATCATCCCTAACTGCTTGGTCAGATCCAGTAGTTTCAGAAAAGCTAGAGCTGTATCCGAGCCAATGTCTTTTAGTACGGTCTCGTCTATAACCGCCTTCCCTGAGTTCGTCAGTGATGAAGGCGTCCAACCATAGTGTGTCTGTAAGATCCACGATATATGATCTCTTGATGTTGGGTTAAATTCTTTGAGTTTAGTTAAAGTTGCTCCTTCAACGTAGCCCGTTCTTTTGTTAGCTCGTTTAGGAGTAAATTCTGATCCTTTAACGAAAGGATGCCTGTTTCGTAATAGCTGCGTAGTCTCTTCATATTCTCTTCGGAGAGTAGATTCAAGTTCCCGTGCAGCTCGTTCATCAAAATACCATCCATGGATCTCCTGTTGTGTTAATATTTGTGCTACCTGATGCTCTAACGTGAGCCAATCAGATAAGGGTGGAAGTGGTCGCATAATTTCTTAGTAACCATAACATCTTGTATACAATAATCTTGCATATCCTGACTCCATTCTTTCCAATCTGTATCTTTACCAAAATCTCCTTTATGTAAACCTAAACGATACCCATAAGCTTCAAGAGAATGGGATCCATATAATTTAGTTGGCATATCTTTCCATTCATGCCTCTTATCTATATCATATAAATTAGGATGATATAAGCGAGATAAGAGAAGAGTATCAACGATAACAGGAGGATAAGTAAAGAAAGGATAGAGCCTTTTAATGAGAGGTAAATCAAACCCAATAATATTATGGCCGACAACAGCATCGGCAATTTCAATACTTGTGATACCGGTTGTGAGGGAACGATTACCCATCGGTAATTCTTTCGCAAGATTTGAATATTTCTCATCGTTAAATGCCTCAGTTAAATCATTGTCGCAATAATGTAAAGCAATGCAATGGATACGTGATGCATTATTTAGTAAACCATTACTTTCTAGATCGAGTATTATTGTCCCTACTCCAGTGGTAGGTTTTGTCAACAAACTCTGCACGTTTTACTGCCTCTTTGCTAGGTGGATTAGGTTTATTTAAAAATTTATACCATGGGTGTTCATAATTACCATTTTCAAAAATCTGTGGTTGGGTCAAATTTAACTTCGGAATTTGTCTGAGTTTCATGTTCGGTAAATCTACAGGTATTTAAATCGTAGGCTAGTTGACATGCTTCCCCAACTTCACCTGAATAACGATTTTTAAGGACTCTAAGAGTCGTAAGCTTTCTATCAGTGTTGGCTTGTTGATCGACTTCAAGGGCACATACTGAATCTGATATTTGAGCAATGCTGTGAGATCCTCTAAGTGAGGACAGTGTAACTCTTCCACCCTCTTCGTGCGAAGTCCTATCATTACTACTTCTCCTTAAATGTGATACTAAAAATAATGAAATGCCAGTACGTTCTACCAATGACCTTAATTTTGTCATGGTGGTGTCTATCATTCTACGCTCATCACCTTCAAGACCACTTAATAAAATACTAAGGTGATCTAAGAATATAACACGACACTCCAATCCACTGGCAAGGTATTCGATCCTATTGTAAATGACATCAGGATCAAAACTGCCGAAGCCATCAAAACAATAAAGATTCCAGTTAGCAATACTGGATTCAAAAGCGGATCTGAGTTCTTGCTCACTATGTTCTCCTATATGTAAGTTCTTTCCAACAGCTGTGGACATCAATCCAAGTGCTGTTCTTCTATTACTTGCTTCAAGTTCCAGGATCCCAACAGACTCCCCCTTCTGGAGTAAGTCAGTTGCAATGTGCCGCATGATACTGGTCTTTCCGCTACCAGAACCTGCAGTAAATGTGACAAGTTCGCCATACCTGATCCCGTGTAGTTTCTCGTTAAGTCCTTTGAATGGATACTCATGATCATATGGTGCTTGTGGTGTAGTAACTAATTCTAATAATGATTTCCCTTCTATGATACCATCAGGTCTATACGTCTTTGCATCCCATATAGCCTTCCTTATTGCTTCAGAATCATTTGCTTGTAATGCTTCAGATGGGTCTTTATACTCATCCATCCTAGCAATTTTAACTTTACCTGGTGGTAAGACTTGTGCAGTATCTTCCGCTGCTTTTCTACCAGGTTCATCCCCATCAAAAAATAAAACTATTTCTTCATATCCTTGAAATAAGGGGATTTGTTTTTGGATATCCTTCTTTGCGCTGGCTGCACCATGCGGTAATGAAACCATCGGCCAGCCCGACATAGCCTCATAGCAACTAGCAGCATCTAATTCACCTTCAGTAACAACAATCCGTTTACCAGTAGTAGGGAACAAATGCTGACCAAATAAAGTGTCAGTGGAAACTCCTTCATAACTAAAATCTTTTCGTTTATTTTTTACTTTGACTCCAGCAAGTACTCCATCGCTTGTAAAGTATGGAAAGCGTAAAGTAGCTCCATCTCTGTAAATCCTGAAGAACTGGCAAGTTTTTTCAGACAATCCTCTTCTTTTGAGGGCTTCTGCTTCTCCTTTAAGTTGTACATTGGTAGACATTTTCTGACTGTGAATAAGATTTATACCTTCTGCAGGTGTGTAAGTTTGGCATGAAAAGCAGTAATAGTGACCGTCAGTATACAAAGAGTTTGCATCTGACGATCCGCAATTTCCGCAAGGTTCATGTCTTACGAATTCCGCTTCCATTAGATTAACCAATCCATTGGTATTTCATGGTATGCTGTCCATGGTATATCATGTCGTTCACACCATTGAGCATACGTTGTTTTTGAACGTTTTGAAATAGTATTATAAGGTGATTGGAATACCATCCTTAAATCTAAATCGGGATTTTCCTTCTTAACTGCAAGGATCTTCCGTCTGTCCGCTGAATCCCAGTATCCCTTTGTTTCAAGATGGACATGATTAGGGAGAATGAAATCAGGGGAATAGTGATGTAAGATCGTGTAAGGAAATTTAGTGGACTCATATTCATAAGAAATTCCTAGTTCTTTGAGGAGAGTTGCTACTCTCTCCTCTAATTTAGACCTGAATTTAGAAGTCTTCTTCTTCTTCATCTGATTCGGGTGTATTATTTACAGGTGTTTCTCCTGCTTTAAATCCAGATGTTTTACCAAATAAATCTGCAACTGCTGTTTCATCTAAATCTCCAGAATCAACTCCTGCAGAATCAGATTTTATTGCAACAACCTGTACACCAACAAGTTTAAGAGAGCTACCATAGGTAACCCCATCCCGTAGAATATAGGGTTTTTGATAAAAGCCAAGCTTAACTGTAGATCCGCCATATAATGGTGTCTTGGTATCTGTAACAGGGGATCCTTCCGTATCTACTACGGGAGGTCGTTTATCCTCTCCCCATGAAAATTTAATTTTATGTTTCCCTTCTGCCACTTCTTCCCATGGTGTGGGCTTTAACGTGGCTCTTTTTGGGTTTTTGAGCTTAGACTCTGCCCACTTAAGAACTTCAGTCCTCTCAGTTTCTAGCTTATCAATGACTGTATCATCGACCACAGCCGATAGAGAATAACCAAACTTACCAGGTTCTAGTATAGCTTGGAATCCTTCTAGTGTAACAGGTTCCGTAACATGTACAGTTTTAGGCATCTTTAGAACCCTCTTTAGCTGGAGACAAAGCCTTTACTTCACCTTCCAATTTATCATAGAATTCTTGGAGTTGCTCCATTTGAACTTTAACTTGTAATAACTGCTTTTCCTTAGCCTTAAGTTCGGCAGCCTTTAGTCTTTCTTCAGACACTACTACTATTGTAGGAGGTGAGAAGAAGCTATCAAAAAATGGTGAATACATTAACAGAAAAAATAAGTTGAATCAATAACCGATTCAGGTTTTAAGTCACCTATAATCGGTGGTTTAGTCTCTGCCCCTATTTGTTGAGCAAAGTCTGTAAGGTAATCTTGTTCTGCAAATAAATGCATATAAGTTTCCCTTATTATAGTAGATAGCTCATCCATATCAACAGCTCTAGTCAAGACACTATCATGAATCAAAGCTATTGGATGATTGAATCTATCAATACTTAAATGTAGTAAAGAAGCATCTAGACTGTGAATAAGATTAGGCGCAGTAGCTGCTTTATGCCTAGTTAGATCAACAATAGGTTTACCATTCTTATCTAATTCATAAGTCTTAGCAGATAATTTACAACTACCTAATAATTGTAAGTTAAATCTTTCTACTTTCCTTTTCA